CACCAGGAAGTTTAGCAGCAGCGCCAGGAGATAATACAATAACAACTTTACCAGCACCAGCAGGTGGCTGTAAAATAGCAACATTTACTGTATCTGGAACGTTGACAGTTTAATAAGATTAAATTATAAATAATAACTTTAAGGAGTAAAAATATGGCACATTTCGCAGAACTAAAAGCAATGACAGATCCCACTGGATTTACGTCAGATTCACATCAAGTAGTACAAAGAGTCGTTGTAGTAGGAAATGATATTTCTACAGCAGCAGGTGATTTAGGAAATAATGATATGCATGTTGATGGAGAAAATTGGTGTATTAATTTTTTCAAAGGTGGTATTTGGAAACAAACTTCTTATAACCATAATTTTAGAAAACAATACGCAGGTATTGGAATGATTTATAATCCTGTAAAAGATAAATTTTTACATCAACAACCTTTTGCATCTTGGTCACTAGATAGTAATGATGATTGGCAAGCACCTATAACTTATCCAACAATTACAGAAGAAGGTGATGTAAAATATTTTATAGATTGGAACGAAGATAAATATAACGCTGACAACACTACAGGTTGGGAAGCAGTAAAATCAAACGACGAATCGGAGACACCTACCAAATATAATTGGAATGGCACAGCTTGGGTGTCCGAGTAGGAGGACACAATGCCAAGAAGTAAATCTGGCTCAGCAAATGGCGGTATACTTGGAAAAACGAATAATGCTTCGTTTGGAAAAAACACTGTTACATCTAAAACATCAAGCTCACCAAGCGCAGTCACAACACAACCAGGAACAAGAGTTGTAGACGTTTTAGTCGTAGCTGGTGGTGGTGGCGGTGGAACAAACTGTGCTGCAGGTGGTGGAGGTGGTGCAGGCGGATATAGAGAATTTAGTAACATACCTGTATGTGGTAATACCGCATTAGGAGCTGCAACAATTGGAGCAGGTGGTGCTGGTGGACCTGGACCTGGAAGCACATCTAATGAAGGGACAGACGGAGGAAATTCTTCATTAGTAATTGGATGTACAACTTATACTTCTGACGGTGGTGGAGGTGGTGGAGGAGGAAATAATCCTGAACCTGCTGCCAAAAGTGCTGGAAATGATGGAGGATCAGGAGGAGGTGGTTCATCTAATGTTGGCAATCCTGGAGGAGCTGGTTCTGGAAACACTCCCCCTACAACTCCCCCTCAAGGTAATGATGGAGGAATAGGTGTTAATGCTTCCGATCCTCATTATTATGGAGGCGGTGGTGGTGGAGCATCAGCTACCGGTGATGCTGGAACAAATCCAGCAGGAGGTGGTGATGGTGGTGATGGCACAGCTAATACAATTACAGGATGTTCAGTAACATACGCTGGTGGTGGTGGAGGTGGTACATTTTCTGGTAGTGGTCAACCTGCAGGATGTGGTGGTGCTGGCGGTGGTGGTGCTGGTGCTAAAGGTGGAAATGGAACAGCAGGAACTGCCAATACTGGCGGTGGCGGTGGTGGTGCTGGAAGAAGTGCTGGTGCTAATAATAATAATGGTGGAGCTGGTGGATCAGGAATTGTAGTCGTAAAAGAATTAAGTAAAGCAAGTGGTGTGTGGTCAATGCAAAGTCAATTTCAAGCAAGAAAAGATGATACATGGCCTTTCTTCGCAGAGTTTGATGTAGATTATTTAATAATAGCAGGTGGTGGTTCTGGAGGAAATAAAAGAGGTGGTGGAGGTGGAGCTGGTGGTTATAGAGAATCAGCTGGTACTTCTACTGGTTGTTATACAGTATCTCCATTTGGTTCAGGAGTATCAGCTTTAACATTAGAAGGATTTGTAACACACTCAGTTGTAATTGGAGCAGGCGGTGCACCTAGCACTGGTCCCGTTATTCCTGGAAATGATTCAAGTTTTGGAGGCATTACAGCTGCTGGTGGTGGAGGTGGTGGTAATGAAGGAAAAGGTGGTGACTCTGGTGGTTCTGGTGGTGGACAGGGAAGCACTGACAGCGGAGTTGGCACAGGAAATCCAGGAAATCCAGGTGGTACAACTGGTGCAGGACAGGCAAGTCCTCCAGGTCAAGGAAATGCAGCTGGTACAGCTTTACGTAGAGCTGGTGGTGGAGGTGGAGGTGCAGGAGCTGTAGGTGGAAATGCTCCAGGTTCAGGTCATAGTCCATCCCCTACAGGGCCAGCAGGGCCAGGTGGTACTGGTGGTGCAGGAGCAACTTCAGGAATTTCAGGATCATGTGTTCAAAGAGGTGGTGGTGGAAGTGGTGGAGCACAATATGGATCTCCAACACCTGGTGGTGCTGGAGGTGGTGGAACAGGTAGCACAGGTCAAACAGTATTTTGTGCACCTACTTGCGCTACAGCAGGTACAGCCAATACTGGTGGCGGTGGAGGTGGTGGTCAAGACGTGCCAAACACTTCTGCAGGAGGTGGTAGTGGAGTGGTTATTGTTAGAGGACCAAGTGCAGTAACATTTACTGTTGCTCCAGGATGTAACGCTACGAGCACAGCTCCAGGTGGACAAAAAATTGCAACCTTCAACGTATCTGGAACATTGACAATCTCATAGTTATTGTTATATTAAGTTTATAAAGATATATGAACTTAACAAATTATTATTGGTGGTTTGGATCAGCAATTCCTTCTAGGATTTGTGATGATATAGTTAAATATGGAAAATCTATTTCGGATCAAATGGCGGTAACTGGTGGATTTGGTAATAAAAAATTAAGCAAAAAACAAATAAAAGATTTAAAAACTAAACGAGACTCTAATATTGTTTGGATGAATGATAGATGGATATATAAAGAAATTCAACCTTATGTTCATCAAGCAAATGAAAATGCTGGTTGGAATTTTCAATGGGATTTTAGTGAGTCATGTCAATTTACAAAATACGAAAAAGGACAGTATTATGATTGGCATTGTGACAGTTGGGATAAACCTTACTTTAAACCAGAAAACCCTCAAGATCCTTCCAACGGTAAGATAAGAAAATTATCTGTAACAGTTAGTTTATCAGACCCGAAAGATTATAAGGGTGGTGAATTAGAATTTGATTTTAGAAATTTAGATCCTGATAAAAAACCAAACATAAGAAAATGTAACGAAATTTTACCAAAAGGATCTTTGGTTGTTTTTCCTTCACATGTATGGCATAGAGTATGTCCAGTAAAAAAAGGATCAAGATATAGTTTAGTAATTTGGAATTTAGGATGGCCATTTAAATGAATTTTCCAAAACAATTAAACTTAGAAGAATATTTTAAATGCCCTATATGGTATGCAGATGCTCCTGAATTTGTTAACGATTTAAATAAAGCGTCAGATAAATATATTAAACAATCTAAAAAAAATTTAAAAAAACAAATAGAAAAAAGAAATAAAAAGTTTGGTGATAAAGGAGATATGGGTCATGTATTTCATTCCACAACTTTAATTGGTGACCCTAAATTTAAAAAATTAACAGATTATATTGGTGCAACAGCACATAATTTATTAGGTGAAATGGGTTTTGATCTAACAAATTATCAAGTGTTTACAACAGAGTTATGGGTTCAAGAGTTTGCAAAACAAGGTGGTGGACATCACACATTACATACTCATTGGAACGGACACATATCTGGATTTTATTTTTTAAAAGCAGATGAATCTACATCAATGCCACTTTTTGAAGATCCAAGACCAGGTAATGTTATGAATCTTTTACCGGAAAAAGATAAAACAAAAGTTACTCATGCATCTTCACAAATAAATTATAAAGTACAACCAGGTAGAATGATATTTTTTCCGTCATACATGCCACATCAATATATTGTAGATATGGGATACAAACCATTTAGATTTATACACTGGAACATTCAAGCAATACCGAAAGGAGTTTTAAATGTCGTTCAAAAGAAATAAATATAGTGTTTTAAAAAAAGCAATAAACAGGGAAATGGCTGATTTTTGTTATGCTTATTTTATAAATAAAAGAAATGTAGCTAGATTTTTATTTGATCAAAAATACATTTCACCATTTACGGAGTACTTTGGTGTGTGGACAGATCATCAAGTTCCAAATACTTATTCACATTATGCTGATTTAGTTATGGAAACTTTGTTACAAAAAGTAAAACCTATTATGGAAAAACATACAGGTTTAAAACTATCAGAAACATATTCTTATGCTAGAATATATAAACAAGGAGATGTATTAGCTAGACACAAAGACAGATTTAGCTGTGAAATATCTACAACCCTTAATCTTGGTGGTGACGATTGGCCAATATATTTAGATCCAACAGGTAAAAAAAATCAAGCTGGTATTGAAGTAAAATTAGAACCAGGAGATATGTTAATATACTCTGGATGTGATTTAGAACATTGGAGAGAAGAATTTAAAGGCGACCATTGCGGTCAAGTATTTCTACATTACAACAAAAAAGGCTCTAAGATGGCTAAAGAAAATGAGTTTGATAAAAGACCATTTATAGGGTTGCCTGCATGGTATAAAGGCTTTAAATTACCAAAATAATATAGTAGAATAATAATCTGGCGGGAGATACACCACCACACCATCTCCTGCCTGATTATTATAGGATTATTATGCTACAAAAAATAGGTTTTCAGCCAGGTATAAATAAGCAACTTTCAGCCACAGGAGCCGAGGGACAGTGGATAGACTGCGATAATGTTCGTTTTAGATACGGCATACCTGAAAAAATAGGTGGTTGGAAACAACTAGGAGACGATGCACTAACAGGTGCAGGGAGAGGTCTTCATCATTTTGTAAATAGTAAAGCTAGAAAATATGCAATTATTGGAACAAACAGAATTTTATATGCATATTCGGGTGGCGTGTTTTATGACATACACCCCATTAAATCTACAACAACTCTCACAAGTGCATTTACCACGACCAACGGATCAACATCTGTTACAATAACTTTTAGTGGAGATCACGGTATATCTGCACAAGATATAATATTATTAGATAGTTTTAGTTCTATTACTAATTCTAATTTTGCAGCGTCTGATTTTAACGATAAAAAATTTATGGTAACAACTGTGCCATCAAGCACAACTTTAACTATTACAATGCCATCAGCAGAATCAGGATCTGGTGCAACAACATCAGGTGGTATCAGAGTGCAACACTATTATCCTGTAGGACCAGCTGTGCAAGCAAAAGGTTTTGGTTGGTCATTAGGATC